TTGCTCTACAGTTTCCAACTCTGGATTAAAAGTTGGAGTGCCATGTTCTTTAACTGGCTGTGACAATGCTCCGCACCTGTCGCGAAAACAGGCGTATCACTAGCGAGAGTAGTGGTTCCAACAGGTCAGATCTGATTGACCTGCGCTGTAGACGACACCCTTGCGTGCTACTAACATGGTTAGGAAAGGAGACAACTACAATGAGTAGTAAGTGTCGTGGGTCCTTCACAGTTAGACCCTACCGTACAAAGTATCTGCAGCACTACATGAAGATGTATTCTCATGATAGTGACAAAGTATTGGTAGATGATAACGTGAAGACAATGCTTGAGGCCCAAGGTTACTGTACAGATGACGCTCCTAGGTCAGTTTACACTGTCAGTAAGCTGTATGAAGCATTGGACAAGTACGCCCCTAAGAACTCAAGATCCTTAATCGAAGATAAGGATCTGTCCAGAGGCATTGCTCTGGCGTACCGTTGTTTTGCCCGACCAAAGGATGAGCCATTCATTCGAGGATGGGTATTAGATCTCAACACAGTTGGCTGGATGACGAGTAATCCTACCGGTTCTGCCGGTCTTACGAACTTTGGGCATCGTAAGGAAGAGTCGATGAGTGTGGGATTAGAGCATGCACTTCGCATTTTGCGTAAGGAGAAGGTTCCAGAACCATGTATTGCCTTTAAACGTACTCAGTTTAATGGCAAGACTCGACTAGTCTGGGGGTATCCATACTCGATGACAATTCTGGAGGGAATTATTGCTAGACCTCTGATTGATAAGTTTCTTAGCATTAAGTCCTCCCCCATGGCTTTCGGACATAAAACTGGAGTATTGGGCACCCGCTTATTACGAGCCTCGTATCGTAAGGAGTGGGCGTACTCCATTGATATGTCATCCTTTGACGCAACAATTTGTGCTCAATTCATCGAAGCAGCGTTCAGGATTCTAAGAACTTGGTTCGATATGAATTCAATTGAGCCAAATTCCGGACGATCGTGTAGGGAAATCTTTGACAGGGTGGAAAACTATTTTATCCACACTCCAATCGTCATGCCCGATGGGAAACTTTACTTGGGTAAGAGGCATGGCGTTCCGTCCGGTTCTTATTTCACTCAGATGGTTGACTCGATAGTTAACGTGATAATTGCGGGTACGCTCAGCTCGCACTTCCATTTGGATGTTGATCGTAAAGAGTTATTCGTGTTGGGTGATGATCTACTGATGTGGTCGAATCGTAATGTGTCATTAGATGAGATGGCTGCTTATGCTAACTCAAAGCTCCATGTTAAGATGCATGGGTCTGAGAAATCAGCTAAGTATCACTATGACGATACGATTCACTTCTTAGGTAGAGATTGGACTAAGGGTATCCCAGACTTGAGCCAGGATGCTATTCTAAAGAGGATGATATTCCCTGAGTCATTCAGAAAGTATCCTAAAGACCCAGACCAAAGGATGAAGGCGGTTAGGCTATTAATCCTAAGTTATGCTGCAGTATACTGGTCAGGATGGGATATTGCAAGGAAAACCCTTGGTTATGAGAGGTGGGATCATCAGCGACCAGGAATGATCGATAATGATGTCTACCGTGATGGCGGGCTTGAAGAAGTAATCACGAACAAGTATGCCTCAGGATTCCAGAGGTATCGTGATAAGTACGTAATCAAGAAGAAACCCGGCTATAC